GCACCCAACGCTTTGCCAACCGTTTGCAATCTGTTGTATTTCCACCACAACGCAAGTGGTGTCGTCTTGATGCTGGGCTTGATATTCCGTTTGACCGTCGCCCGCAGGCGCAGGCCATTCTTGATCTGTACGGTGACAAGATGTTTGCGACCTTGCGCCAGTCAAACTTTGACATTGCCATGGGTGAGTTCTTGCTTGACCTGGCGGTTGGCACGGCCTGCATGATGGTGCAGCCTGGTGATGATGTCAGCCCGATCAACTTCATCCCCGTGCCTTTGTTTTTGGTCAGCTACGAAGAGGGTGCAAATGGCCAGGTGGACAACGTCTACCGTCGTCTGCGCATGAAGGGTGAGAGCATCCAGCGCCAGTGGCCAGATGCTGTCATTGGCCCTGATCTCAAGCGCAGAATTGACGACAAGCCAACCGATGACATCGAGCTGCTTGAGGCGACTGTGTATGACCACAAGCGTGGCGACTACTGTTACCACGTCATTCACAAAGAGTCGAAGTCTGAGCTTGTTTACCGTCGCCAAAAGTACAGCCCTTGGGTGATCTCGCGGTACATGAAAGTGGCCGGCGAGATTTATGGCCGTGGCCCATTGATGACCGCGCTGCCTGACATCAAGACGCTCAACAAGACCATTGAGCTGCTGTTGAAAAACGCATCGCTGGCTGTGGCTGGCGTGTACACCGCAGCTGATGACGGTGTGCTCAACCCCAACACGGTCAAGCTGACACCTGGTGCGATCATCCCAGTGGCACGCAACGGTGGCCCACAAGGCCCAGCTCTGCAGCCATTGCCACGCTCTGGTGACTTCAACGTGACTCAGCTGGTGATCAATGACTTGCGTGCAAACGTCAAGCGCATTCTGCTTGATGAGTCGCTGCCACCTGACAACATGAGCGCACGCTCTGCGACCGAGATTGTCGAGCGCATGAAAGAGCTGTCGCAAAACCTTGGCTCTGCCTTTGGCCGTTTGATCAACGAGACAATGATCCCGCTGGTGGCCAAGATCATGGAAGTGATGGACGAGCGCGGTCTGATTGACATGCCTTTGCGCGTCAATGGCCTTGAGGTCAAAGTCACACCGCAGTCGCCATTGGCCAATGCGCAGGCGATGGACGAGATCAACGCTGTGCTTCAGTTTGCTCAGATGACTCAGACCATGGGGCCAGAGGGCACTGTGGCTGTGAAGTTTGGCGACACCATTGACTACCTGGGTGAGAAGCTGGGCGTGCCTGCTGCGTTGCGCAACACCGCTGCCGAGCGTGCATTCCAGCTTGAGCAACAGTCGCGTCAGCAGGCTGAAGCGCAGGCCGCTGCCATGCAGATGGCCCAAGCCCAAGCCGGAGCACCAGCATGAGCTGGGACGAATTAGAGGCCATTGGCCAACAGACCGAAGACGTCCGAGAAGTCAAACAGGCGCGTGAAGACCTGGCCCGTTTGACTCTTAGGGTTTTCACCAGTGAAGATGGCCAAAAGCTGCTTGAGTGGCTGAAGGCTGTTTATGTGGATGTGCCTATCGCAGTGCCAGGCGCAGACCCGTCGCATGCGTTTTTTGCTGAAGGGCAGAGAACCGTGGTGCGGGACATTGAGGCACGCATCAACCAAGCAAGGAAACTATGACCGACCAAGCAACCGTCGAGCCCGCAGCAAGCGGCCTACTTGACAACGTGCAAGTGGAAGACAACACACAAGCAGCAAACCCGCAGGCAGCGGATATTAGTCACAAGGCTGATGGCCAATCGGTGGACACCGGTGCGCCAAAGACCAAACCTGATTACCTGCCAGACAACTTTTGGGATGCAGAGAAGGGTGAGGCCAAGCACGAAGCGCTGGCCAAGTCCTGGACTGATCTGCGCAAGACCATCTCGCAGGGCAAACACAAAGCGCCTGAAGATGGCCAGTATGACACCAGCGTGCTCGCTGCCGGCATTGATGCCGCGCCATTGACTGAGTACGCCAAGAAGTGGGGTTTGAGCCAGGCAGCATTTGAAGAGCTGGCCGCGCAAAGCCAGCAACTTGCAGAGCAGGCAGCTGGCCCAGCCATTGACCCAGCCGCAGAGATGAAGCAGCTAGGGCCAAACGCCAACGCAATTCTTGAAGGCATGGTCAACTGGGGCCGTGGCTTGGTCAACAAAGGTGTGTGGTCGGCTGATGACTTTGAAGAGTTCAAAATCATGGGCGGCACAGCTCGCGGCATCAATGCTTTGATGAAGATCCGCGAAGCCTATGAGGGTCGCGTGCCGGTTGACTCAATTCAAATGGAAGGCGCGCCAAGCAAAGAAGAGTTGTATGCCATGGTGAACGACCCCAAGTACAAGACCGACGCAGCCTACCGGCAGAAAGTCGAGCGCATGTTTCAACAAAATATTAGATAATTTTTTTGCCGGAGCCATTGACCCGCCTTGTGCGGGTCTTTTTTTTACAAAAACCAAACGCCCCATTGCACTGTTGTAAAAAAACCATACAATCTGCAGCAAGGCCCACCGAGCAATCGACCCTGACCGCAGCGGATGCTGACGACTGGCTGGCGCAAGCAGCAAGCAACGGCCCTGAGTTCTCAGGCTAACCAGAGCGCTAAACCCTGATCAACAAACTCAATGAGGTATTCAAATGAGCGTTTCTCTCTCTAACGCCTTTGTGACACTCTTTGACGCTGAAGTGAAACAAGCCTACCAGGGCAAAGCAATGCTGGTTGTTGCAGTTCGCGCACGTCGTGGTGTCGAAGGGATTACTGTTAAATTCCCTAAAGTCGGCTCTGGCGTTGCGACTCCCCGCATCCCCCAGACTGATGTCACTCCAATCAATGCTTCTTTCAGCCAAGCCACTTTGACTTTGGCCGACTGGAATGCTGCTGAGTACAGCGACATCTTCTCTCAAGCCAAAGTCAATTTTGACGAGCGTCAAGAATTGGTGCAGGTTGTGGCAGCTGCCATGGGCCGTCGCCAAGACCAGATGATCATCGACGCCATGACCGCATCAAGCACCAGCTTGACCGTGAGCAATGACATCGGTGGTTCTGACACCAACTTGAACGTGGCCAAGCTCCGCGAAGCCAAGCGTTTGCTCGACAAAAACAACGTCGATCCTGGTGACCGTCACATCGTGATCCACGCCAACAGCTTGGCCAGCTTGCTGTCTGAGACTGCTGTGACTTCTTCGGACTTCAACAGCGTGAAGGCTTTGGTGCAAGGCGATGTCAACACATTCTTGGGCTTCACTTTCCATGTGATGGGTGATCGCTCTGAGGGTGGCTTGGCCATCGACGGCAGCAATGACCGCACCGTGTGGGCTTTCCACAAGTCGGCCATCGGCTACGGTGAAGGCATCGGCATGCGCACCGAAATCAACTACATCCCCGAGAAGACCAGCTGGTTGGTTAACGAAGTCTTCAGCGCTGGCGCTATCGCCATCGACGCTGGCGGCATCGTCCAAATCACTTGCCGCGAATCTTGATCTTAAAAAGGAGCAATGAATCATGGCTTTCTCTTCTACTGGTTTTGCAACCATCGCAGCTTCTAAGCGTGGCAACGCCCCTGGCATCTACGCTTATAAGACTACCGACACAATCGCCACAGTTAACACTGAAGGCTATTTCAACTCACTGGCTTCTATCTTGGAAGTCGGCGACTTGATCTACTGCGTGACGAGCACTGGCTCTACCGCAGTGGCCACCTTGGTGTACGTCTTGTCAAACACTGGCACAGTGGTTGACGTGAACGACGGCACAACCTTGGCCAACACAGACACCGACTAAAATCGGATTGTCTTAGGGCGGGCCAGCTTTCGGGGGTTCTCGGGGGCTGGCCCTTCTCACATTGAGGGGTTCACATGGCTGCTGGCGACACTGGAATTTCAATCTGCTCTGACGCTTTGATCATGCTGGGGTCGAAGGCGATCTCTTCATTCAATGACGGCACTGATGAGTCAAGCATTTGCGACCGACTCTACCCAGACATTCGCGACTCTACACTGGTGATGTACCCGTGGAGTTTTGCAACCAAAAAGGTCAAGCTCGCACGCTTGGTCACTACGCCAACAAGTGTGTGGCGCTACGAATATCAACTGCCAGGTGACAAGCTCAACAACCCACGGGCTGTGTACGCTTCGTCATCTGTTGGTGCACCTTTGCAAAAAGATTGGGACATTCAGGGCGACAAGCTGCTGACCAATCTGACAGAGGTTTACATTGACTATCACTTCAGCGTAGGCGAGTATGCGATGCCGCAATATTTTGTGCAGCTGCTGAAGTACATGGTCGCCTGGCACATCGCAATGCCGATCACAGAGCAATCTGACCGTGCGCAATATTGGCAGGGCGTTGCCATCGGCGCGCCAACTGAAAATGGCCGTGGTGGGTATTTCCGCACTGCAACACAGATCGACGGACAGAGCCGACCAAACAACGTGCTTGAAGACCACAGCCTGGTTGCAGTGAGGAACTGATGCCACGCTTTGTTGACATTCAAACCAACTTCAGCACGGGCGAGCTTGACCCGTTGTTGCGCTCGCGTGTGGACTTGGCGCAGTACAACAATGCGCTGGCCAAAGCAACCAATGTGGTGATCCAGCCGCAGGGTGGCATGCGTCGTCGGCCTGGTCTGAAGTACATGGCCGAGCTGCCAAACAGCAGCACAGAGAGCGCAGCCAACGGTGTGCGTCTTGTGCCGTTTGAGTTCTCAGTTGATGACAGCTATATGTTGGTGTTCACTAGCCAGCGTATGTATGTCTTTAAGGATAAGACTCAGATCACAAACATCAATGGCAGTGGAAACCCATATCTGTCGGTTACTGCGGTGACCAGCTCGATCCTGGCCACTATGTGCTGGACACAATCGGCAGACACATTGATCATTGCCCACAAGGATATCAACCCCATCAAGATTGTGCGTGGCGCAACTGATGCGAGCTGGACTGTGAGCAATATCAGCTTTGTGAGTATTCCAAAGTATGCGTTCACCATGACGCTATCAAACCCAGCTGGCACACTGACACCAAGCGCTAAGTCTGGTGAGGTGACGCTGACTGCAAGCTCTAGCGTGTTTAGCTCTGGCTCTGTTGGCCAGTACATCAATGCCCAACCACAAGGCAGGGCTAGGATTGTTGGCTATACCAGTGGCACGGTGGTGAGCGCTGTGACCGAGATACCGTTCTTTGATACATCTGCCATTGCCAATGGATCGTGGGAGTTGGAGTCTGGCTATGAGGATGTCTGGTCAAGCTCTAAGGGCTGGCCAAGAAGCTGTACTTTCCATGAGGGTAGGCTCTACTTTGGTGGGTCTAAGAACAGGCCAAGCACTGTGTGGGGTAGCAAAGTAGCGCAGTTCTTTGACTTCATGCCAGACCAGGCATATGACGATGATGCGGTGGAGGCTACGCTAGACACCAATAGTTTGAACGTGATCATTGACATCATCAGTGGCCGTGACTTGCAAGTGTTCACTAGCGGTGGTGAGTTCTATGTCCCACAAAATGGCCTGGATCCGATCACGCCTACCAACTTCTTTGTGAAGTCTGTATCACGCAATGGCTCTAGAGAAGGCATCCGAGTACAGATCCTGCAGTCTGGCACGTTATATGTCCAGCGCCAGGGCAAGGCTCTTAACGAGTTCCAGTTCTCAGACACCACATTGAGTTATGTGAGCCAGTCAATTAGCTTGCTGTCTAGCCATTTGATCAACTCACCAAGCGAATTAGCACTGCGTAAGGCTACCAGCACTGAGGAAACAGACACGTTATTCATGCTAAATGGCGATGGAACGATAGCAAACTACTCGATTCTGCGCCAGCAAAACGTGGTGGCTCCAAGCAAATTAACCACTGACGGTTTGTTTAAAGACATCGGTGTGGACATCGAGGATATTTATGTTGTGGTCAAACGCACTTTCAATAGTGTGGACAAATATTTTGTCGAGGTTTTTGACACCAGCGTATTTACAGATTGTGCGTTTACTGGTGGTGTGGCTACCACCATATCGAGCCTGCCACATATTGGCAAGACTTTGAATGTCAAGGCAGATGGCTCGGTACTGTCTGATGAAGTAGTTAGCGGTGGTGGCTCTATCACGATGGATAGAGCGAGTACCAGTAACTATGAGGTGGGCTTGCCGTTTACGGTGAGCATTGTGACTTTGCCAGTGGAGCCAAGACTGCAGGCTGGTGTACGCACTGGCTTTGTAAAGCGCATTGTTGAGGTCAACGCAATTTTGTATCAGACCCAACACATCATTGTGAATGACAACTTAGTGCCGATCCGCACTTTGGATACTGGTGGCATATTGGATAACGATGTGCCAGAGTTCACTGGAACTAAATTGATCAGCGGTATCAGTGGCTATGACCAGGATGCCCAGATTACTATCACTCAGACCTTGCCTCT